TCTCTGGTAACCATGACGGTCTGTTCTCATCAACAGGTTCAGCTGGTTTTTCAGCTGGCGTTTCTGTTGTGCCTAACAGGGTGTTTGGTTGTTCCATATTGTCTGCCACTGCTTGTTCTGGTTGGTTTGTATTGTTTTCAGTTTCCATTTTATTTGCCTCCGAGTTTTGCTTTTGGAGTTTCTTTCTCCATCATATTGTTGATACGCTGTATCAGTTGTTGCTGTGCCACTTTGAAAATAGCACTATATGGATTGGGTGCGTCAGCAGTCACTCTGGTGCTGTTGATTATCCTTTCCAAATCTTTGATCACAAGCTGTCCACGTGGTGTGCCAAACACGCTCAGATATGCTTGTTTTATTTCAGTTACATCTTTCATTTCAGTTTCCTTTTGTATGTATATCCACTGGGTTTGAAGCCCAATCTATCAAACAGTTTTTCATATGCTTTCCTGTGGCTCCAACTGAACAGGTACACATTTTCAGCGCCTCTGTTGTCAGCCCATTTGTACAGTTTGTCCAACAGCATATGTAAGTATTTGGTGTCACTTGGTCTGTTTGTGAGTATGCAGATTATGTTGCAGTCAGCTTGGTTGATCCACATATTTTCTATTATCTCAGCACATATCAAACAATGTAGATGTCCATCATCATCTTCCACACCTTCAGCAAATCCAAAACCTGGTTTCTGTAAGTCCAAACTCATCAGGTAGTCCAAGTATCTTGTGCTGAATGTTTTACCATCCATGATATGTTTTTGATTGTTACACCATTTCTCTGCCATGTCTTTCAGCAGTTCTCTTTTTTCAGGTGTGCGATAGTCCTTCGCTGTTACGAATTTCATTGTGATTGTTCCTTTGCATTTTGTTTACTTTCTATTCAATGTTCGGTTGCGGACTTGACGGTTGTACGCTCATTCGAGGATCTTGTCCTTGTAATGTTTGTGCCGCTTGTGCCAACATCTGTTGTTGTTGTGCCGCTTGTAGTTTTTCTTGTACCATTTCTGGATCTAACAACACTTCAGGTGACATATCACCATCACGCAATATCTTTCTTGCAAGTGCTTGTATGTCAACTTGTGCTACTGCCTCTGGTCCTAGCTGTGATACAATTTGAAGGAGTTGGATGTCTCTCTGTATTTCACTCATTCCAATCCCCTTCTTGACAGCTGAATTTACAACAATCTCATATTCTTTGTTGTTGTTGATAAACTCTGGTAGCTCACCTCTCAACTGCAATCTTTTGATTAAGTTTTTAATTATTGGTCTTAAAAATTCTATTTCTAAACGCAAACCATATGGACCTATTCTTCTAAAGAATTCACTTTGTCTGACTTGTACTTCAAACGCTGTCATTTGCTGTGACTCTTGTGGTGGTATGATAGCATCATTGAACAACATAGTTCTAACTTTGGCTCTTTGATCTTCTACAGTTTGGAATGTTATTTGGAAGTTACCTGGGAAAGGTATTGGTTGTAACATACTGTCCACAGTAATAACATCACCCGGCTCTATTTTCATATTAGCAAAATTAACTGTTGATTCAGAACCATCAGTCTGCCAAGCGCCTAGACCAGCCCACGCACTCTGTGTCATGATAAGTTGTGTCGCTTCGTTGGCTACTCTTATGTGCGGTAGTGCTTGTCTTACGGGTGACTCTCCCCATATGCTTCCTAATGTTTTGCCAAATCTAAACACAATAAACATTTGAGCAGGAGAAACTTTTTCTTCTAGCAATATCATCTTGTCTTCCAAGTACACACGATACATCATTGCTTTATCGCCTGGTCCTTGCATACAGCTTTCTAAAATTTTTACTTTGCCGTGTGGGTTTGATTTTGCTAGTTGTTCAACACCATCACCTACTTTGTCACCATACTTGTCGATCAAGTATTGTGCTGTCAAATGATGCTGTCTAAAAACTGTATCTACTTCACCTTTGTAGTTTTCTAAAAAATACAACTGGTGCGTTGGTACTGCTAAAAAGTCAATACCATCGTTGGTTTCTACCATAGTGATAGCACCTGTGCCTGATATTACACAGTCAGTGAGTGCTTCAGAAGCCGCAACATAAAAGCTACTGTCTCTGATTGCTTTGAAAACGACCTTGTTGGCCATATCAAGCATTCGTCTCACATCTGGTGCTACTTGTGGTTTGATCTCATCTCTAACATCTATGTAAGCCCACTGTTGGTTTTGTGGGATCAACAATGTAAGGATTGTACTTACTAAATTTTGTGTACCGTCAGCGGCTGTAGAATCAAACAATTTAGTTCTATCTGTTTCGCCTTCTTGTACTCTCCAAATGTCTCTGTTTGGAAATGTAAATTTGTAAGCTTCTGATATTTCATCTTCGTGTGTTTCACGTGCCTGTTTGGCTTGCTGAAATATTTTTTTTACTAATGTTTTGTCCATATACTTTTATCCTAAAAGAGTTCTACTGTATGTTGGAGCTAACGGATCATCAGTCAAACCTATATAACTTGATCCACCTCTTTTTGTTACCAGCGTGCCTCTACCTTTTTTTCTTTTCAAACCTGATCTTAAGTTAGCGGCCGCTTCTGCTCTTTTGATATCACTTTCAATTTTGATTTGCTCGGCTTCTCTTTCCCTAGCAATCTTGTCTTGCATTTTTGCAATATCTTCAGGGCTTGGCGCAGGTGGAATTTTTGGTTTCATGAATCCCATTATTGTACTCCCAGTTTATCACCCATATATTTGATGATGCCTAATAGGGACTTCTGACTTCCAGTTGCTTCAGTTTCAACACCTAATGGTGTTCCTCTTTTAGAAATAAGTGCCCCTCTACCTCTGCCTCGTCTAGTTACAGCACTTTTACCTAATGCTTTAGCTCTAGTCTGTCCAACTTCTCTTGTGATTGTTGGTGGTGGTGGAGGTGGTGGTGGTGGTGGGGGTGGAGGTGGTGGTGGACTTCCGCCGCAAAGTGCTAAAGGCCCTTCATAATCGTAAGAATCTTCTTCGATTACATTACCATCTTTATCCCACACTATTTTGTTGTATATTTTCATTTACGAATTCCTCTTTATGCGTGTGCGTTACTATATATATATAATATAAGCGGAGCGTGTTACTGACGCTCTTTGCTTACAAGTTTATTTACCTATCGAGGTCTACTGATTTTTACAGACTGTGCGTTGTTGCTAACAACACTTTGCACAGCAGGTATCCTACTAATGTCAACGCTAGGTTCTGGTAAGTGTGATATTGCTTCTGACACAGCATCAATGCAGTCATCATGATGATTGTTTGGAAACTCATCAAGCTCGCTCCAAAAATAACTGTTTGTTCTTACTCGCTTGTGTACATACATTCTGTTGATTTTAATTATTGGCTCTAGTGTTTGTGCAATAAACACATATTTGTTTTTGCTTCTAAACTTGTTAACAAAGTTTATTTTCTTTTTCATTTCTTTGCATATTCTACGTGCTTCATTGATCAGCGATGCACTAAAGTTTTCTTCAATGTACACAGTTGCTATGCCATATTTTGTGCAAGTGTTTATTATTGTTACAATCTGGTTTGTGAAATCTTTTGTGTCTTTATCAACTGCACCTAAAACAACAACATCGTGTACATAAACATTACCTTTGTCATCACGCATAGTCACAGCCAAAACAGATCTATCTCTAGCGTGTACACCAGTTGCTGGATCCCACGCCGCACACATTCGTCTTATGTTAGGTGCATCTTGTTTGTCACCTAGTTTGACTACAGGCAAATAACCGCCAAAAGGCTGGGCTAAATGGTGCACTGATATATCATCTTCATATTCTTGTATCTGGTCTATGGCCATCATTGGCTCATAAGTTTTGCTAGGTATAAGCATATACTGTGATTTGAAATCACCTTCTGTGGATTCTTGTCTGGATCTTTCTAACCAGTCCCAACTGAATTGACCATCTGGATGATCGGGCCAAGCAAGTTCTTCTGTCTCTGGATTATAGACAGGTATCTTTTCTATCTTGTAGCCAACATTTACTAGGTGGTCATACAGCGTGTCATTGCTGTGTGGTGTACCAAGCAACACAATTTTTTTTGCAATCTTACCAAACTCCTGCACACGCTC